TGAGATGGAATCCTACTGGTGATGATAGTCGCCAATTGATAGACGAGTATGGGGAGGAGACAGGCCACACAGAAGAAGTGGACTGGTACAAGCGTAGTACATACGCATGGAATCCAAAGGAGGACCAAGACAAGATTCTCCGTATTACAAAGTCCAGCATAGGTACATTCGGCTGGTGTCCACAACAATACTATCTTGAGAAGTTCAAGGGACTACGAAGCGAGAGCCGTTATTATCACACTCGTGGATTGAATGTCCACGACCTCATGGAATGGTTTTGGGGTAACTTCACAAGCCAACAGGAAAGTGATATACTACGTACAGAAGATATAGATACTGCGAGAGAACTCTTCCTATCATCTGCGCCCACCCCTCCTGAACCGTATGAATTCGGTGAAGAGGAACAGATTCAACAATGGCTTGATTGGCAGTTCAGACGGTTACTTGCTACTAAGGGTAAGGACTGGCGACCTGTAGGCGTAGAGTCAAACATTCACGGCAATAGGTATGTCATCGTTGATGATGAGCCTATTCCAATCCATCTATCAGGTTTCATTGATACACTCTTCAAAAGCGAAGAGAACGGCTTTGCTCTGATGGAATTAAAGACTGGTAAGTACAACAGTAACAAACCGGGAAGCATGCGTAAGGAGATGGCATTCTACAAGATGATGTTGGAAAACAGTCCACACCATGAACTACTCCCTATCACCCATTGGGGATGGGAGTTTCCGGGTGGGGGCATAGAAGGCGGGACTGGTGCGAAGTTACACTACGAATCTGCTACTGATAAGAAGGGGAAGTTGGCTATGCGTAGCGTAGAAAACAATCTCGTCAAGTTAGTAAAGGCTCATCTGAACATGGAGTTTCCACCTGAGCCGTTCTTAGGAAGATTGAAACAAGGAGTTCCAATGGAGGAACAGACACTAAAATGCAATTGGTGTGATTACAAAAGCGACTGTGAATTTTGGTCGCTCACCGATGACTACTTAGACAACATAAAGGAGGAGATATAATGAAAGCACAAGGATTAGCAATACAACGTTTCTTAGAGGAATTTTTAGATAATGACTATTCGATAAGAATCATAGTCAAAGAGAATGGTAACTTACCTAACAGGGTTCCTTTCATTCGTACATCATACAGACAAACCACGATTGATTCATGGTTAGATGAAGAGACAGACTTCCCTGATACGGTTGGTCCTCTCGATATTCTCTATACTATACACGCACGTTATCTGATGGATAATGAGATTGTAGAAACAATGGAAAAATTGAAACAAGACTTAGACGACTTCCTACGAGCATTCCGGTGATTACATGCCGTTCGTACCTATTGACTTTCCAAGAGAGGTCTTGGAGTTACCTGCTAATGGTGAACGTGGGTGGCGACGAATTGTAAAGGACAGCGATGAACTACAGCAGTATTGGCGTGGAAAGAACGGAAGCGGTAACGTATACTTCACGGCTTATGGTTACAATGAAACACAAGCCCCTAAGCATCATCGTGTTGATTACAACACTCCACGAATCCACCACTTTGTAATGGACTTCGACTGTAAGGATTTCAAGAATCGTGGTGTTGATGTACCCTTTGAGATACCACACTCCGAGGTAATCGGTCTACACCGACACCTATCCAATAACAACATTGAACACTTCGTATGGTTTACTGGTGGAGGATTTCACGTATGGGTTCCTCTTTCAGAAACAATTGAACCCGCCGATGGTTCTGAACTTTCACGAGTAAAGTATTCAGGGAGAGTACTCATCAACAAGTGGGAGAAGGTCTTGAGTCCTTTCCGCTGTAACGACCCTACAGTAGCGTTTGATACAAGCGGTATGATACGCATACCCAACTCATTCAATGCGAAGAGAGATTGCTGGACTATACCATTAACAAGTGAAGAACTCACTACACTAACGTATGATGGTCTGATGGACAAAGCAATGGTTCCGCATACTGGTTACATCAGTATGGGTGGAGAACGACTTGACTTTGAAATTATACAAAGCCCATTGATGACAATGACAGACATCAAGCCTGTCGATTTACCTACTGTAGCGTATGATGACATACACATCTTACCATGTTTAGCGCAAGCGGCAATGAACGGTGGTAACCCTACTGATAGAGCAAGGTATCACTTCGTGTCATTCCTTGCCGATAGATTCAGAATGTTCTTCCCTGCTTGGAAGGTAACAGAAGAAGAACGATTGACTCATGTTCCATCCATTGTTGACATATGTTCTCAGCAGAACTGGGTGGACTTTGACCGTGATTATACCGCTATGCGAGTTACTCATATTGTCAAAGCGGGGCATACTCATGCTTCCTGTACCACACTTTACCAAGAAGGTCTATGTGTTGGAAAGTGTAATTATCATGACGGAACGGGGGTAATGTGATGCCATCTGTACCGTGTAGCGTTTGTGGGCAGTATAGAGGGACAGTAAAGCCCGATAGATACTTTGATGGTTATCTACGTATATGCTACGTCTGTAAACAAAATGAAGAAGTGAGAAAGAAGTATCAATGCAAATCACTTACGAGTGGTGGAAAGAGAAGATGTAAACAGTTACGCACACAACGGAGTGTCTACTGTGTGAATCACGTTAAACATAACATACCAATAGAGGAGGAAGAGTAATGCCTAAGCCTGATTTGATAATTGATAGCAACGAGAGAGGAAGCCTATGCGAGTCCATAGAGCGACGAGCAACGAAGGCGGGACTGAACATAGTCCGTAAGCCATTACTTGTTGGAGACTACTTACTCGGTGGTGCGCTTGTAGAAGCGAAGAGTATTGGCGACCTATTCCAATCATCACACAACGGTCATCTATGGCGACAACTCGATAACATGGATGCCAACTACGAGCGATTCTTCTTAGTCGTTCACGGGTCCATTGACAAGTACGTTGCGATGGCAAAGAAGAATGGTAAGAAGGTTACATATTCACGAATACAAAATGAACTCATGGGTACGATAGCGAGAGTTATGTCTGACTTTGAGTGCCAAGTATTCTACACGCCTAATCTAAGTGAGGCGGCAATGTTTGTAGTGAAACTACATGACAAACTCCACAAGCCAGCGAGCAAGCATGGCGCACACGCACTACGCCGTGTCTCGTCTAATGACATCCGTTTGGATATGCTGTTGGCTGTACCCTCCATTGGGAGGGAGATTGCTGAACGCTTGTTAGAACAATGCGGCAGTATCGAAGAAATGGTATTCCCTGAATCACTAAAGAAGGTAAAAGGGTTGGGCGACACCCGACGTAGTTTACTCGTTAAAGTATTAACAAGTGAAGAAGAGGTACGCCAAGCAAGAAGAAAAAAGGTATAGCCTTATAAATCGGCAAAGAGAATAAGGTTGTGGAATTATGACATTAGTAAAGGAATATAGAGCAGTACAGAAGTTTCCAATTTTGGATGCGTATCTTACGCACTTCTCAAGAACATCAATGAAGAATGAGATACCGGGTCTACTGTCATTCTTTTACATTCAAGGACAACTTGCATTACCATATGTTCGTATTCCGACTGGTGATACCCACCTCGACCCTCGTGTTCACGTCTTTTGGATTCAGCCATCAAGGACTGGTAAATCAATTGCATGGAACTTTGTTGGAGACATTATGGAAAATGTCGGTATTCCAATCGAGTTGTTTGCATCAGGTACAGACGCAGGACTGATAGGCTCTACAGAACAGATTGTAGATGAACATGGGAAGCCTACTGGTGAGATGGAGACAGTACCGGGTTTGCTCGCAGGTCGTAAGGGTATCAACTTCGATGAAGGTTCCATTCTACTTACTCCAAACAAGCACAGTCAAGAGACTGTATTGTATCTTCAAACAGCATGTAACCCTGTAGGAAGCGGGAACAACACCCTCGTTAAGCACATGAAGGGCAACAAGGTTGAGTGTCCTTCTATGGTGTCGCTATGGATTACTACGTACCCACCGAAGGGTGTTAAGGACTACGTTCTGACTAAGGGTATTTTCCAACGTGTACTGCTTTACTGGGCGCATTGGGACATGGACGCAAGACAAGAAGTGAGTACACGTAGGCTTGGTACGTTCTTCAAACAATCAAAAGAGATTGATTACACAAAGGAGGACCTGTATGATTATTTCAAAACAAGCGAGAAAAGAATGCGGGACCGTATGCTCAATTTGGGTGAGATAACATTCACCCAATGGGATGAACTATCCGAAGATGAAAGAGAGGATTTGGTACAGGAAAAGATGTGGACTATGTTCACCCCTGCGCCTGACTTCGATACAGCATTGTATCAAGCGTCTGATGAGATATACGACCTGCTACGCAACATGGATGCAAGCATGTCTGAAATCGTTGCTTCGTTCACCCCTGCTGTTGAGAACTACTTAGGTATCTTCGCTACTCACATGGCTATCCTTGATGAGAAGTGGGTGATTACTGCTGAACACGTAGATATGGCTCACGAGATTCTCATTGACCTATTCCAAAACCTCATTGCTTGGCTTGAGGATTCCGTTGAAATCAATGGAAGCAAGGCTAAGGAAGGTAAGATTCACGATGACATGCTCAAAGCATACAAGGCATGCGCCCCATACGAGATTGATGATGAGGGTGATGGTTGGAGATTACAGATGAGTGTATGGAATATGTATATGTCTAACACAGGTGTAAGCAAGAGTACAGCGCAACGGCACTTCAAGGATTACTCGATTAAATTATTCAATCGAAAGAAGAGTTCAGGAAGAATGTACTACAGAAGAAAAGGTGAAAAGAATGAGTGACATAATGGCATTGGATATTGAAACAGGCAACTACTCTTGGGAAATAGGGGGATGGGATAAGACCGCATCCTTCGAGCCTACAGTAGTGGCTACATGGAACGGAGAGGATGGAAACATCTACTGTAACAAATCATTGTCTGTTGATGCTACAGTGAAGGCACTACACCCTCGCACATTAGGTGATGACTTAGATGTACACGTCAAGAAAGGCGGTGTCATTATCGGTCATAACATCAAAGCATTCGACCTCCCTGTATTACGGGACGCATTAGATTGTTGGACAGCAGGTGATATGCTGAAAACAGAAAGCGTCATTGATACAAAGAATCTCGTTAACAAAGCGGCAATGACACAACAGAAAGTCATGACCAGCCTCAAAGAACTGGTTAAACATACCTTAAGCGACAACAAACTTATGAACAGTGAGGATGCGCCTAAAGCATGGAGGCAAGGGAAATATGATGAGGTGGCTAAGTATTGCTTAAGCGATGCTCAACTTACATATGACCTATACCAATTTGGTAAAAGCGAAGGCTACATTCGTTCTCGTGCAGTTGACACGGGAGAATTAGTAGATATAGAAGTAAAATGGTGAACAACATGAGTAAAGAACAGGATATAGGAAGAACAAATGCACAACAGATGAACATACGTGCGGCACGTACAATTGCCGATACCGTGAAGTCCACGTTAGGACCAATGGGTATGGATAAGATGCTTGTAGACGGGCATGGGAACGTTATCGTAACAAACGATGGCGCAACCATTCTACGTGAAGTAGACGTATCACATCCCGGTGGTAAGATGATTGCAGAAGTAGCAAAGACACAAGAGAACCTGTGCTACGATGGTACAACAAGTACTGTCGTATTAGCAGGTGCGTTACTGGGTAACACAGAATCTCTCTTCGCTCGTGGTCTACACCCTAACGTCATCTGTCGTGGGTATCACGAGGCATCACTTATGGCTACTACATACCTAAGTAATGAGGTTGCTATGTTAGCCGAAGGAAGAGAAGAATACCTTAAGATTGCACGTACTGCGATTACTGGTAAGACTCTTGAAAACGCTCTCGACAAGGTATCAGAACTATGTGTGTCTGCTGTTGAACAAGCAGGAAGTGCTGAATCAGTTCGTGTAGTATCGTTTCCGGGTGGCTCACTTGATGACTCATACCTCTTTGGTGGTGTGATTGTCAACAAGGACTTCGTGCTTGAAGTAGAAGATGAAAAGGAAACTTATCGTCATTTCATGCTTATCAACACAGGACTCGATGTTGAAAAGAATGAAGAGAATGTACAGGTACAGATTGATGCTTCGTCATATTCATCATACAAATCCGCAGGTAAGGCTGATTTGATTTCAAATGCAAAGCGTATCGTGGAAGCATTCGATAATAAACATGGTATAGTCTTTGTACGTGATAGCGTAAATGACCACGTATGTGCCTTCCTTAAGAAGCATGGAATCATGGCTGTACGTCGTACCCCTGAATCAGTTATACGTGCGCTAAAACGTGCTACTGATAGCGTTATCTTCCAAACCGTTGATGACATCTCATCATACACTTCAACAAATATTACAAGAGAGAAGCACAACGATGTATGGCATCTGTTTGTTTCTAATAATACTGGTGAAAGTAAGGAAGCCACACTCGTACTTCGTGGTGCTACTTCACACACACTTGAAGAAGTCGAGCGTGGGTTTGATGATGCACTTGGTGTTGTATCGTTGGTCATGGCTAATGATAGGATTGTTGTAGGTGCAGGTAACTCATACGCTCGTATGGCTGTCTATCTACGCAACCATGCGGCTCAAGTAGGTGGTCGAGCGCAGATGGCTATCGAAGCCTTTGCAGATGCTTTAGAGAGTATTCCTGCGACTATCGCTGAGAATGCTGGTCAAGACCCACTTGATACGATTCTTGAAATGAGACACCAACTGATGGAAGGTAATACTTCTGTAGGTCCTGATGTCGAGAACGGTGGTGTATGCGACGTTCTTGCGCTCGGTGTTATCGAGCCTGTAGAACTTGTACGACAAGCAGTATTGAGTGCGGCGGAGGTTACAAACGCTATCCTACGCATTGATGACATCATTGCACGTCGAGGCATGGAATAGATGGGACGATTGATTGACCGATTAAAGGTCAAGTGCCGTAAGTGTACACATTGGCATATTCCGCATCGCCTAACGGCGAGATACCTTGACGGTGAAAGTAAACGTATTCATCTCTTTCAATGTAAAGAGTGCGGTGCGTTTTGGATTGATTCATCTTTTAATCAACAGTAGCAAGCCATGTGGCAACAAAACCTGCTATGAACGCTATTAATAAAAGGATAAGAATTGTCATATTACCAACTGTTTATGACGGCTTGTGTAGGTGGTGTACCCCAACTACTCGGCCACTCATTGAGGTTAATAGTACCGTCTATAAAATACAGACCATGTTCAGCATACTCGAATTGAGTAAAACCTGCGTTGTGCATTCCCGTTGTCATCTCTTGTGGTGTCATCATAGCATCTCCGTAATTTGAAAGTAAGTGAGAGTATTGAGGGCCGCTTGTATAGTTGTGCTTCCCGAAGCATGGGCATAGTGAGCAACCTTATCACCCGCATCTAATTTGATTACTGCTGAAATCATATTATCTTGACCGTTAGAACTTGCTCTACGAATACGAATAGCATACCCTCCACCTGATGCGGGTGATACGTAAATTAGGGACATCGCCCATGATGGTGTAGCAGAAGCATAATAACTACACGCTACAAGATAGTACCCATCTCTTGGTGCAGTATATTCATTGCCGCTTGTGCTAAAGTCAGAACCTACATTCCACAAAACTGCGTTGTGTGTTATCTTTGTCGCCCCCGAACTGTAACTTTGATTCCCTGAAAGATAAGCAAAAAACTTCGAGGCTTTGGCGGTGATAGCATTTATAGAATTAAGGTTGTTCAGTGCTGCTACAGTTGCATTGTTTATGAGTGCTGCATTAGCATTAATTGCATCTCCATCGGTATAGGCAGTAGCACCATCAGCGACATTCAACATGGTTCGTACATCTGCGGGAGATATTTCTTCGATGACACCTGCACCTGCACTATCTCTTCCAAGTAGTTTATTCGTCGCTGATACATTCTGTATCTTAGCATAAGTAACTGCATCAGCCGCAATAGTAACAGCACCAGTGTTTGCCATAGTGACATCACCGCTTACTGCAACTTCTGTTGCTACATTTGAACCACTGCCAACAAGTATCTTTGTTGAATCAAGGGGTTCTAATTTAGCAAATGTGATTGCGGCACTTGCGGCTACACTTGCATTGACTACGGCGTTTGCGGCCAACTTATCTGCGGTAACTGCATCATCGGCAATTTTCGCTGTCGTAACATTTGCATTCAGTATCTTCGCTGTGATAACTGCATCAGCCGCTAAGTGTTCGGCATCAATTGATGCATCCTTATAATGAACACTATCTACTCCATCTTCTATGAGAGTAAGTATTTCACTGGCCGTTTGGTCAGCCGTAGCCGAAGCCTCTATTGCATCAAGTTTATTTTTAAGAGTGGTCGTAAAGTTATTTTGAGATAAAGAACCATCAGCAACAGTAAGTAGTGTTCGTAAATTAGCAGCAGATAAAGCAGATGGAGCCGCCGCACCACCACTTATGTTTCCTAACACAGTATCATCTGCAATGTTAGCCATCTTAGCAAGGGTGACATTCGCATCCAGTATCTTAGCAGTGATAACAGCATTAGCCGCTATCTCGTCGGAGTCCACAGCGTTGTCTGCCAAGTGTTCATTATCAATTGAAGCGGCGACGTAATGTTCACTGTTAATTACATTGTCACCAATCATATCGGCAGTGATTTTATCGTTACCGATTGCTATTACACCTGCATTAGTCATTGTTGCATCACCGGATAATGCGGCGGCGGTGAATCCTGTACCGTCACCAATTAGGATTTGCGTGTTTGTCACGGCTTTGAACGATGGGTCGCCAGCGGAGTTTGCATCTCTTACGAGAACTGTATTAGCGGCGGCATGAGCGAGTTTAGCAAGGGTGATTTGCTCATCACCAATAGCCGCCGTAAGTATAGCACCGTCATCAATAAGTGCGGCTGTAATTGCATCATCAGCAATGTTTTCTGTATCAACAGCATCATCAGCAATCTTAGCATTCGTCACAGCATCAGCATTTATTTTTGCTGTTGTAACAGCATTACTCGCCAGTTTATCAGCGGTTACTGCGGCATTGTTAATCTTCGCTGTCTCGACAGCAGAAGCCGCAAGTTCAGCGGTATCAATTGCATTGTCAGCCATCAGCGCATTCGTAATTTGATTATTCCCTATGTGTGCTGTATCAATAGAAGCATCAACATATTGGTCGGAGTCTATTGAGTTTGCAGACATGTGTTCCAAGTCAACTGCGCCAGCGGCAATATGTTCACTGTTAATTACATCGTCGCCAATCTTAGCCGCTGTTACAGCATCAGCACCAATAGCCGCCGCTATCACAGCACCGTCAGCAATCTTAGCCGAGGTGATTGCATCATCAGCAATTTTTGCTGTGGTAACATTTGCATCAACTATTTTCGCTGTGGTAACAGAATCATTAGCAAGTTGTACAGTTTCTATTGAGTCGTCTGATAAGACGCTGAACACAGGAGTAGAAGCGTGACTTGTAGTACAAACGAACCTTGTAAGCGTTCCTCCCGATACAGAATAGTTTGAAGCACGAGCAAATACTACAGCGTTACTCGCATGTAGATTCCGCATCTCAATGATATAACCAGCAGGGAAAGAACCACTTGTAGTAACTGTAGCACTTCCACTGGGAGTTAGAAGTAAAATATTAGCATCAGTAGATTTGAGTGTTAGACTCGTTGCTGCGCTTGTCAATACACGGTCAAAGATTGAACGTGTAAATCGAGCCGCATGTGTTCCACTATAGTACAAAACACTCTTATCATTATCAGGCGCAGTTGTGCTTGATAGTTGAGTTCCATAAGATTGCCATATAGCACCAAAACGACTTCCAGACATAGAACCTGCTTCACTTCCTCCATGTAAATTATCAAGTGCCGTATGGGATTCGATAGCATCTGTGGCCGCTACTGCCCCTGATGTGACAGGTGAAAAGTAAATAGGAGAAGGTTTGATGAACACTCTCTTATCATTTATTTCAGTTACTTTCAAATCTAAATCACCTGAACCTGATGAGTATACACATCGTAATGTGGCAAGGACTACTGATTGTTTTACAGCCAATGAAGATGAAGGAAAATTAAGAAACGCCGAAGGTGCAAGAGGGTATGATGCACCAATAGTAACAGGGGAACCCATTTCCCACCCTATTGAGTTATTTGCACTGTCTGAATTAACATAGATAACAACAATTGCTTCCTGCCCTGATGTCAATGCGGAAGGGGAACCAGCCTTATGTGCGCTTGTAGAGATGAGGTCAATGTCTATGTTTGTAGAACTTCCAAAAGCATACATTACACCATCTAATACTGCGTAACCACCTTGTACATTTACACGGAATAATGAAGAAGAACCAACACCGTTTACTCGACCTGCTAAGTTGAGAGGATTGTTCCTATCACCATCTCCCTTTGCAGTATCTTCTTCAAGTAATATACCATTCCCATGTATACCTTCAAAGGCATTTGTAAGCGTAGGACTGATGATGTGTTCACCATCAAACAAGCCATCTTCTGCTGTAGGTGTGGACACACTTGAATGTGTCGTTAATGTCATGTTCGCCTTTGTATGCCCCGATAATGGATTTCCTGTCATTATGCCACCTCAATTGTTATTTCAATTTTCACTTCATTAGAATTATTTTTAGTAATTGGTTTAATGGTGAATCTACTTACAGGAGTAAAACTCGTCGCACCCCTTGTTTGAATGTATACTTCTTTTATAGATTCAGTAAAGGCTTCTGTGTGCGGTAATACTGCTTCTACGAGTAATGTGGAATCATCTACTATGGTAACCGTAGGTGTGAGTGTGATGGCAGGTCGCCCTGCTGAACCATCGTCGCTGGTCGCTGGTGTACCGTCAAATCCTAAGATAACCTCGTTTATGTTATCTCTTATCGTTTCGATAAGTAGACGGCGTATATGATTACTTACTGGAATCCTCCAACCCTCCTTTTTTGTACTACAGTCATACCCTTGTTTCCTCCTACGGGTTGACCACTTCCACCAATTGTTCCTCTTGTTGTTCCACCAATAAGAATTGCGGTATTCATAACGTCATTTTCAACTATTTTACTTTCTATCTTAAGTTCTATTTTACCAAACATAGCAAGATTAACATCGACTATTTGTATATTATTATTAGGGTTCGATTTATCTGCTTCTACTGTAACACCTTCGTTGATACCTTGTAGTACACCTTCCAATCCTACTTCAACATTCATTAATGTAAAGTCACTTGTATTCCCGAATGGGAAGTGTCGTACTTCTGTAACGATTTTATTTTTACCATCATGTTGTACAGTCATACCCGGTCTTACATTTAACGAATTATAGTTTCCAGATATTTGCATTTTTCCTTTCATTAATGATTGTCCACGAAGAATCTTTCTTCCCACTCTTCGTGCGCTCGAAATCGTTCTTACTGTATGGTCAACAAAAGGTACAGGTGATTCACGTATTTCTTCTGTCTGTGATTCAGCATCATCAACAGATACTATGACTAAATCATTTAACGCTAATGGTAAACCCTGTACTGTTACTCTATTAGGAGAATCGTCTATTGGATTTTCTTGTATCGAAATAGGTGCTTTATTTGTAATGTTAACATCGTTTTCACTAAACGTTAATGGTATGTACAACAAGTTTCCAAAGGTGTCTAATAATATCATTCTTCCATCTTGCCTTGCTAAGTATCTAAGCGATGTCATAAGATTTGTATTAAAGAAATCATGTGCAAT